AATCAGCCGTAAAACAGCGCTTTCCATGCCAACCCCGCCACGTTGCGGGGTTTCTTTTATGCGCTTTTGTTGTGGATTTGAAAACGCTCAGCATATAATCAAAACACATCAACTATCGCGCAAGACGTGCGAACTCGAAAGGGGGCGCACGATGCCGCAATCTCTCATTTTGAAAGACTACCAAAACGCAGCTAACCAGCTGGGCGTGCCCGTTGCGGCCGTCAAAGCTGTCACGGAAGTTGAAAGCCTGGGGGCAGGTTTTCTCAGCGACGGTCGCCCGAAGATCCTCTTTGAGCGCCACGTTTTCAGAAAGCGCCTTATTGAGAAAGGCATCTCTGTCCAGAATACTCCTAGCGACATAGTGAACGCAGCAGCCGGTGGATATCAGGGCGGCGTCAAAGAGCACGAACGCCTTGATCGGGCTGCGAAGATTGACCGTGACGCCGCGCTGGAATCAGCTTCCTGGGGCTTGTTCCAGATTATGGGGTATCACTGGAAGACGCTGGGGTATCCCACGCTACAGGCCTTCATCAACGCCATGTATAAAGATGAAGCCAGTCAGCTTGATGCCTTTGTGCGCTTCGTCAAAGCCGACAACCGGCTGCTGCGGGCGATGAAGTCTCAGGACTGGGCTACCTTTGCACGCATCTACAACGGGCCAAACTACGCATCGAACAAATACGATACGAAGCTGGCTGAGGCCTTCAAACGTGCTGGTGGGGCGGTGGCGTAATGGATGAATTTACCCCGCCGGGCGGCTTAGCGGGCGGTGTCGTCGGCTCGATTTTCGGCATCGTGCTGCTCATCATGTGGCTTCGGAAGAAATGGACTGGCGACTCCGCTGACATCGCCGGGAACCGCGCCGAGGTTGATATCATCGCTGTTCTTCAGGCGGAGCGGAACCAGCTGCGGGCAGACCTGAAAGAGGCCAACGCAGAGCGCGCCGAACAGTGGAAACAGATCGCTGAAATGTCGGCTCAACTGCAAATCATGCAGGACAAGGTTACTGCCCTCACTGAAGAGGTTACGCGCCTCCGTTCTGCCCTGGAGAACCGCAATGACAGGAACCAATAGCGTGGCCGAAACCATCAAGACCGAATTCAGGCACCGTGGGCCTTTATGGATCGGTGTCGTGTTCGCCACGATATTCGGTGCCATCGCGGGGTGGACGCTCTGCGCTTACTACATCGGTGAGCGCGCATCGAAAGAGATAGCGGGTGTCCGTTCTGCATATGCTGAGGGGGCTGAGGCCAGGATGGCTCAGCTCCAGGACGTTACAAATCGCCTGGGCCAGTGCCTGGCTATCACGGCTAAGAACGGCGAGGCGGCAAGCTCAGCTGCCACCCAGGCCGCGACAGCTGCCAGCCAGGCAGCAAGCGCAGCAAAGGACGCCGCAACAGCTCTGGATAAAGTCACCCCTCCCACTGAGCCGAAGCCATGACCATCGCGCGCCAGCTTCTGATAACCGGCATCATCTGCGCTTTGTTGTCGGGTTTCATCGTGTACCAGGCGCAGAATATGCGCTTTGAGCGCAAAATCTCCGACAACCAGGCCGCATTCGATCGCAAGCTCAACGCCATCACCACCAAAGCCCAGCAGGCCACCGCCGACGCCATGCAGCGCATGAAAGACGCTCAGGCTGCTGCCGCTGAACTTGATAAAAAAGCCATCCAGGATCTCGCCAATGTTAAAGCCGAAAATGACCGCCTGCGCGCTGATGTCGCTGCTGGCACTCGCCGGGTGCGCATCGCAGCAGCCAACCTTGCAACCTGTCAGCTCTCCGCAAGCCGAGGTGCCAGCACCGGCGGCGTGGGCGATGGAGTACAAATCGACCTCAGTGCAGAAGGTGGACGCGCTGTTCTCGATCTCCGAGAGTCAGCCGCAACAGACGGAAAAGTAATTTCCTACCTCCAGGGCTATATCCGGGATGTAGTGAAACAGTGTAAGCGGTGATATAGTCAAGAGGTGGTCGCTCATCAGAACCCCATCCACTTATGAGGCTGGTGGTTAAACGCACTGGCGGGCGACCAGCCAGACCTGTAGCCTCCTTCGGGAGGCTTTTTATTTGGATTATTCCTAAAAGTTACGGGGCATCGGAAACCATTACAGGAAGCCAGGCGGCGGCGGTAAAATAGCGCTGCCGAATATCCGGCTTCAAACTGTAAGGAAAGGAAAATGGATGCTTCAGCTGTAACCGTCTATCCGATTGCTGACCTCCCGATGGGCAACCTTCAGGACATCCTGGGCCAGATCTACGGTAAGGCGCAGTACGCTGCCGACAACGTGGGCGCAGCTCTCTATAAAGCTGACCAGGCGCAGGCGAAAGCCGACACCATCGAAGGCCAGGCTCAGTGGGCAGCTAACGCGGTGGGATTCTTGCATTATCACCTGAAGCAAATTGGCGACCAGATCGGCTACACGGTGCCGGATATTCCGAGCTGATTACCGGCAAGCCAGCGGTAAAAAAAGAAGCCCCCAGGCGGGGGCTTTTTTGTTTCAGGCTACAACCTTAAGGCGGCGCTTCCGCCGGTCATTTATCATCTTCCTAACGAAGTCACTCCAGACCGCCATCGCCTCGCGCTTCTCATCGATGTAACTGTATCTGTCATAATGGCGCGAGCTAACGTCATGCCGGGCATGGTTTTGGCATCTATCGCGGATTTCCTGGCTGAGGCCAGCTTTTCCCGCCAGGGTCTTCCATGTGCGGCGCATATCGCGGTTCGTCACTACTGGCACCACGTCGCGGTCGCGGGCGCGCCAGAGGAACGCGTAAAGCGTGCCGTGCGTCACCGGCTTCGTCGGATCCATTGCCGACGGGAAGAACCAGCCGTGCTCGTTCGGCGTGATATTCTCCAGCAGGTCTACGGCCACCTGGGGCAGGGGAATGGCGTGCGGTCGGCCATTTTTGGTTTTTGACCAATCCAAAATTTTTTCCGCTCTGTCGTACTGATCTGTGTGGAGTGTTGCGATTTCCTGAACACGCTGCCCGGTCAGCATGAGCAGCTGCATGGCGCGGCAGTAGGGCGGATGGACGCCGGTATCCGGGTTTTCCAGCCAGAACCACAAATCGCACCACTCATCATCATCCAACCAGCGCGTGCCGACCACCTTCGGCTCTGTCGGTATATCAGCTGCCGGGTTCCTGGTTAGCTTGAACCGCCTGGGGCTGGCTGAGCGGTAATCTAGTTCGCTCTTTAAACCCCAGCTGTAGGATGACCGGATATAGCTGCGCACATGGTCAGCCATCGACTTTTTACCCCGGTCATAAATCGGACGGATGACCCGCAGCACGTCATCGGGCTCGATGTCGCGCGCCAGGCGGTTGCGTCCCAGCAGATCGGCAATTTTGTTCAGCCCCTTCTCAGCCTCTTTCCATGACGCCTTGCCGGAATCCCTCAGGTAGCCGACGTAAGCCTCAAACAGGTCTGCCACGGTGCCGGGCCGGGTATCGCCAGCGACCTTGATGCTGGCACCCTTCTGGATGGTGATGGCGAAATCGCGGTTGAAAATTTCTCGCGCCTCCGCCAGCCCCATAGCCGGGTAGCTGCCTATTTTCGACTTGCTCCGCTTCCCGTCGCGCCATTGCTGGGCGAACCAGTCGGCGGTGACGCGGGTGGGCATGGGCTTCAGAACCAGCGTGAGACGACCTACGCCACGCCCTTCTCCATCGGTGAGGGTTTCCATCTTCTGCTGTTTGGCGACACGCTTGAGGGCGTTGCGTATCTGGCCGTCGGTGAGTGCTGGCATCTTGCGCGCTCCTTAATCCGCTGGGTGCGGTTAGCTGGGTGATAACAGGGGCTGTAACTGGTGTCGGTTTGCCCGACATAGCCCCGTTATTGATCGCGCACCGCTCCCAGTCAATAATTGAAAATCTTAAAGTGATTCAAAGGGTTTGAGCGTGAATGAACGTGAATGAAAAAATGGTAGTAGGATGATTGTGGATCGCCCTACGCTAACAGCCTCCGCGATTGTTTTCATTGGGCTTTTTTCCTGTCCAGCTATTAGCTGGTGGCGGTAGCAGGGGGCTGTTTACATTTGACCCCTGCGACATTACCGCACCCACCCTTTCACGTCGGATGGTTCACGCTGGATCACTTACTTCAGTAAGAGCCGTACCACCAGCCATCCTGTTTCTGATGAAGCTCGATGAAAGTCTTCTCTTCGCCAGCCGGAATGACCTTTCGGCCAAAGCTCTTCGATATCGCAAAAGAACCACCAGCGGCTCCAGACATCTTCGCCCCAGTTTCAGCGTTAGGCCTTACTCTCACATGGCGAGTGACTTCATCAATCTCCACCTCCACAAACCTGTGACCGGCCCTGATAGCTGTGGAGAGGTAACAGGTTGTCGAGCCAGACCGACCAAACTTCACGCTCATGCCGGGGAATGGCTGCGCCCTGCCGCGAGTGAACGTAATTACAGATTCAAAGGCCATGCTCACCCCCTGGCGCTGGCGAATTTTCCAGAGCTGCCCTGTAGATCTGGCAGAGAATCAACACATCAGATGGAAGCTCATCATTCAGGGCTTCGTACTCGCGCCAACCAGCCATGCCAGAAATCATTTCTTTGGTCGGCTCGAAAGGCACCAGCCTCCAACCTTCCGGCACCGCTGGCGGACGCACCATAATGCCGCCATTCGTCCCAGATGATTTCAGCTCAGCCAGCAGCTGTTGCATTGCTTCATCGGAAACGTTGCCATCGATAAAGGCTACCGGCGCGGCTGGCGCTGCCCACTTCATCGCCTCGATCACCAGGCACTGGATAGCAGCCGTCAGGCGAACATCGGGCCAGCCCTCAGCGGCGGCAGTGGCCCGGCACTCCATAATCTTCTGCGCGATGTTCAGCGCAGGCTCATCGAAACGGTATTGGGTAGACATATCCTTTCCTCATTCGCCACGGCATGCCGGGCATTGATTGTCGGTGTAGTAGGGAAAGCTGTTGTCCAGCTCATCCACCCACTGCTTATGGTCGTAACAGTAGAACACTTCCCACGGCAGGCCGTATTCCTCCATCCACTCACGGATCTGCATCGTCATGGGTATGGGCGGGATGGTGCTCTGCGTAGTGCTGTAGCAGGTCAACCGGGCTTCCAGCTCTTCCACCTGGCGCTGTAGCCTGCCTATCTGCTGCAAGTGCTGCCGCCGTTCCCGCGCCATTTTGAAATACAGCTCGTTCACGTACTGCTTGCGGTCATCCATCTGCCCTCCTGCACCCAGGACATTCTGCGTAAATGTCGTATGGGAAGCTGCTGCCCAGCTCATCGACCCACTGGTGATGGTCGGCGCACCAGAAAATTTCCCACGGTAGTTTGTACTCCAGCATCCATTTTTTGACGCTGTTGGTCATGCCGTCCGGTGCCAGCTCTTCCGGCAGCAGCTTGCCTTCCAGCTCGCGCTGCGCCCGCGCCAGCATCCGCTCTAAATCAGCGTTCACTCGCTCCAGATGGTCAACGCGGGCCTGTAGCTCAGCTTTGGTAGCCATGTTACGCCGCCAGCGCTTCAGACTCTTTGATGAAGCAGATCCAGTGCGTTCCGCCCTTCTTCCCTGACGGGTGGCCAAACGCGGGTTTCTGGTCAGTGAGCGCCAGAATTTCGCTGGTGCGGATCTGCGTCTCATTCCATTTGAAGATGAGCGTGCCGCCGGGCTTCAGCACCCTGAAGGCCTGAGCGAAGCCAGCGCGGATATCATCACGCCA